CCCGTTATGGTCTAGTTGGAAACCCATTTGGTGCTGGTACATCTAACAATGGTTTGTCAGAAGGAACCAACACCTACTATCGTAAGATTGACATTCGTAACTTAGCTTAAATATTTGTTCTACCTTAGGGCAAAGCTCAGGGGGTAATTCCTCTGAGTAAAAAAGGGGTTATCATCAGACCTACTTTGACCCCTACGATTTAAAAAGGGCCTTTTCGCTAGGGCCCTTTTTTGTTGTCTAAATATATGTAATTGGAGTACAGTATGTCAATTATAAAAAATTTACCTGATAATTTTAATATTTTATCACCTGTTGCATTTCGGTTTGAAACTAGAAAAATACCTAACGTAACGTATTTTGTTCAAACTGCAAATATCCCAGGCATGTCTACCTCTGAATTTTTACGAGAAACTCCATTTAAGGCAATCCCAACAGTCGGGGATACTTTAGAAGTTGAGACTTTAGATATTACTTTTGTGGTAGATGAAGATTTGGCCAACTATCAAGAAATTATTAATTGGTTAAAAGGAATGACAAGCCCAGAAACTTTTAATAATGTAATGCCTAATATGTATTCTGATGCAACTTTAACAATTTTAACCAATAGTATGAATGCTAATAAGTTGATAACTTTTTATGACATTTTTCCTACCTCACTATCTGCTATATCATTAGAAAGTAATGTTGATGATATTTCCCCAATAACTGCAGATGTTTCATTTCAAATAAGGGATTATAGTATAGATAAATTATAATGGATAATATATATAATGACGCAGAGAATGATGCAAAAATAGATTATAGTCAATTGGAAGTTGAAGCTTCAAAAACACCATCACTAATCCAAAAATGGAACAGACTTCTAACTGAAGCTAAATTTAAAGAAAAATTATTAAAACTTGATTTTAAGGTTTTAAAATCAAAGAAGTGGGAATATTATGCCGGAAAATCTTCTCCCGAAGAATATATGGAAAATCCACCATCAGGAACGAAAATTTTAAAAGGTGATATTGAAAAATATATAGAAATGGATAAAGATGTTAAAAACTTAGCAGAAAAATTATCTGCTCAAGAAGTTGTGGTTGAATATTTACAGAATACATTAAATACTATGAGAGATCGTAGTTATTCCGTGCAAGCTGCAATTAAGATGAGGATTTTCTTAAGTGGTGGATAGTACTTTATATATCTCTAAATTAAACGAAGTTTACCTAAAAGTTGAATGTGAACCCAGTGAAGCAAGGACTTTATCTGATTACTTCACCTTTGAGGTGCCTGGTGCTAAATTTATGCCGGCATATCGGTCAAGAGTTTGGGATGGTAAAATTCGTTTATATTCTATGATAAAGAAAGAGATATATATTGGGTTGTTAGATTATGTTTTACACTTTGCAAAAGAACAAAACTATCATGTGATTTTCTTAAATCAAATAAATGATTCTGAAAAATATTCAGATGAAGATATTAAAGAAATTTCAAGTAGTTTGGGTATTCATAAAATAATTCCTAGAGATTATCAATTAGATGCTGTTAAACAAGCACTATCAAAGAAGAAATGTATATTAGTTTCGCCGACAGCTTCAGGTAAGTCGTTAATAATATATATAATTATCAGAGAATTGTTAAATCAGGGATTGTCTAAAATATTACTAGTTGTTCCCACAACTTCTTTGGTTGAACAGATGTATTCTGATTTTAGGGATTATTCAACTAACACAAAGTGGAAAGTTGGCTATTATTGTCATCGTATATATTCTGGTCATGAAAAATACTCAGAAAATCCTGTTATAATATCTACGTGGCAATCTATCCATAAACAAGGATATGATTTTTTTGAACCATTTGATGTAGTTATAGGTGATGAAGCACATGGGTTTAAGGCTAAAGCACTTACCTCTATTATGACAAAATTGATTAATACACCATACAGGATTGGAACTACTGGTACTTTAGATGGAACTAAAACGCATAAATTAGTATTAGAGGGTTTGTTTGGCCCAGTATATAATGTAACAACAACTAAAGAATTGATGGATTCTCAACATTTGGCTAATTTACAAATACATTGTATAGTATTGGAGTATCCAGAAATATTAAGAAAAAATTCTAAAAAATTAACCTATCAACAAGAAATTAGTTTTTTAATTGATAATGAATATAGAAATAAGTTTATAATAGATATGGTATCTGTGTTAAATGGTAATACGTTAGTATTGTATCAGATGGTAGAAAAACATGGAAAGTTGTTATATGATGGTTTGATTGACAAGGGAGTTGAAACTTATTTTATTCATGGTGGGATAAAAACATCTGAAAGAGAAGAAATTAGAAATTTAGCAGAAACTAAAACTGGAATTGTTATTGTAGCTAGCTATGGTACTTATTCCACTGGAGTTAATATTAGAAATTTACATAATGTAGTCTTTGCATCACCCAGTAAAAGTAGAATAAGAAATTTACAAAGTATTGGTCGTGGTTTAAGGAAAAGTGGAAATAAAGATAGTGTTAAATTATTTGACATATCTGATGATATGTCAACAAAATCTTATAAGAATTATACTTTTAGACATTTACTTAGTCGGATTGAAATTTATAATAGTGAGAAGTTTGATTATGAGATTAAAAAAATCACTATATATCCTACCCCTACCCAGAAGTTACTATAGTATATCATATTTAGCGGCCATTTGTCAAGTAAAAATTAACCTTGACAATTGAGGTGTCAATATGGTATAATAGGAGACATATGGAACATTATATTAATAATAAAGTATTTTTAGAGCAACTTAATGATTACAAAGAAAAAATTAAGTCAGCGGAGGATGATGGGAGAGAAATTCCACCGATACCTGATGATATAGCAATTTCTTTTATGAAGATTGCTAATGGATTGGGAAATAAGCCTAATTTTTCAAACTATACCTATAAGGATGAGATGATTTCGGATGGTATAGAAAATTGTATTCAGTATTGTCGAAATTTTGATTCAAATAAATCAAAAAATCCATTTTCTTATTTTACACAAATTATATACTATGCATTTCTACGTAGAATTGAAAAGGAGAAAAAACAGGCCTACGTCAAGTACAAATTAACAGAAGCTACCGTAACTTCAGATACGTATCTTTTGAATGAGGATGCAGATACAGAAGGAGCTCGAATTTATGATAATCCAGCAATGGATGATTTTGAAGAATTTTTAAATAAAAAGAGGGAAAGTAGGAGAAAAAAGGTAAAGTCTTTAGAGGAGTTTATGGAATGAAAAAACATAGACCATATATTTACGTACCGAAAGATGATATACCGCCGGGGTTGTTAGAAATGACAACTAAACTCAGAGATTCTAGTGTTGATATGTCTGAGAAAGTTGAGGTTGCAACTAAATTACTAACTTGTACTATGTTGATTGATAATGCGATATGGGAATTTGAAGATATTTACTTACCATTTATTCAGGAAAATGAGGACTTGATGCGTATGTTAGGGGGTCTTATTCGTCAATGAAATATGCTTTAATTACTGATACTCACTTTGGCGTTCGGAATGATAGTCAGATCTTATTAGAATACCAGAAGAAATTTTATGGTGAAATATTTTTTCCATATTTGGATAAAAATGATATAAAACATATAGTGCATTTGGGTGATTTGGTAGATCGTAGAAAATCAATTAATTTTTATACATTAAACAATTTGAAGGATTGTTTCCTTTCCCCTGCATTAGAACGTAATATTAGTATTGATCTAATAGTTGGAAATCATGATATGTACTATAAGAATACTAATCAAATAAATGCTCTTAATGAATTATGTGGAGATTTGGAGGGGGTAGATGTATATAATAATCCTACAACTACTTTACTAGGAACTTCAGGTATTGAGGTTTGTTATGTGCCATGGGTTTGTACTGAGAATGAAAAGGAGACGTTTGATGAATTAGAAAATACTTCAGCTCAGTTGGTTTTTGGTCATCTTGAGATTGGTGGATTTACGATGCAAAAGGGTTACGTGGCACCTACGGGAAAGGGGTTGAGTAAATCTACTTTTGATAAATTTGATATGGTATTTTCTGGTCATTTTCATTATAAGAGTGATGATGGTCATATTTATTATTTGGGAAATCCCTATGAGACTATGTGGTCAGATTACAATGTGCCAAAGGGGTTTCATACATTTGATCCTGATTCCAGAGAATTAGAGTTTATTCAAAATCCATATAAGTTATTCCATAGTATAATATACGATGATTATAAGCCAGTAATAGATTATCAGAAATCTGATTTGGGATATATAAAAAATTGTTATGTCAAGGTGGTTGTTTCCAATAAGACTAAACAGTCAGAATTTGATCTATTTATTGATCGAATTTATACACAATCCCCCGCAGACGTAACAATAATTGAGGATTTATCAGAATTTAATATTGACGAAGAAATTGATGAAGCAGAAGATACTATGACCATTTTAGGTAAATATGTGGATGGTTTGAATTTAGATGTAGATAAAGAGATTTTAAATTCAAAAATCAACAGTTTATATGTGGAGGCTTTGAATTTGAATGATAATTTTTCATAAGGTTAGATGGAAA